AACGTCTAAAGCCCGCCTGATCTTTCGATCAGGGACACCGATCCAAGCAGCCTTATAACCTTTTACAGGTTCAAAGGAGGACGTGAGTCCGTTGCTGCTTGCCCCGTAAAGGGCGCTGGCTAACATAGCACCTGGGGTGAAATACACCCAAGGGACTACGTTAGAGATCGGCATCCAACCTTTGTAATACCGGATTCCATGAAGCAAGACAGAGGGTAGAACCTCTGCATTGTCCAAGGTACCGTGTATCACAAGGTCACCTAGATGGTCAGGTCCTTTAAGCCGACGGATATGATTTGGCAAGCTAGCCAAACCAAACCGATAAAGCCTCCTAATGAAAGGAAGCCGGCTACGACAATGAACGTCTGGACGAGCCACACTCCAAATGCCGTTAAGAAAGGAAATCCATTTCGCCGGTTCATCAATATCCTCCGAGATCTTATAGGTGCGAACATCCACATTACTGTGGTAGTCGCCTCCACAGGATTCTCGAAACGGACCATCGATGAATGTCTTCTTAAGGTTTGGCTGAAAGCCGCACCATTTAAAGACAGCGAGTACATCTTCAGCTATCTCAGTAGGGACAACACAGTCGTCACCATACTGGCCTAACAGGTCGGCGTCAACAAGCTCGTCGGGGTTGAACCCTCTGTGCTTGGCAATGACGCGACAAATGGAATTATAAATGAGTGTTTCAAGCTCAAATGTAAAACCATTTCCCATGGACGAGAACTTCTCTAGTTTATGCCATTTCCCATTCACGTTAGTGAAAGGGGAACGGAGTGAACTGAGAAGGTCGAACCAGGGCGGAGGCATTAGGGCTTTCACAAGCGCTAAGCTGATAAGGTCAGAGGCGGACGTAAGGTCGATGGTGGCAAGACCACCATAAGAACTCCCCCAGCGTGCCATCATACGATGGCGAAACTGGTCACGTTTTAAATCAATCCGGAATTTGTACTTCAACCTTTTACGGATGAAAGAACCTACTCCGAGTTGATAGAAAACGTTGAGAGAAGGCTCAATACAAATACCTCGACGTTTGAAACCGTCTTTGGGTACTGTAGTGAACCTATTACCTCGAACCCGTTTGGGTTCCGACCAGTCCTCACAATAGTCTTTGAAACTATAACCGATGCCCTGACGTTTGTGACGTACAGAGCGGGCCCAGGCAGTTTGTTCCCAATCGGGAATAAACGGCCAGGCCTCGGGTGTGAGAACAGGGAGGTTGGAGTTTTTGTCAGCTATTAAGTTGACAGGTCTCCGTTCGCTGAACGTGGCCCCAGGTCCAAAACGCACATCACTAAGCTCCGCGAAGTCCGGGAGTTTACCGAGGCACCAAGCAATCTCTTTTCGCACATCCATGAAGAATTCATGAATGCGTAAATCCGGAGGGGTCATAAGACCTTTATCCAGAAGAAGATTGTTGATGCGTCGGTTAGTGACATAATTCGCCGTTTCACAACGGTAGAACTCGTCTTGGGCCATTTTCTCTAAAGGCAAGCCTGTATTCAAAGTAGGGATTTTCCGAAGAAGATCCTTAAGTTGGGCATGCTGCCAATAGGACTCGGGGTCGGTGAAGTCACCTGGCGCGATTTTGACTTGGTCAAACGCGAGCCAGTCCCTCTTTTCTATGGCGTGAGCCATTTGAAGAGAGAGAGTGGTGTTCAGGTCGCGCGCAAGGCGTGCAACCAGGGTATAGAGTTGCTCCATACTCTGCTCCTACTACGTTGTGGTGGACCCGGCTACAAAACTGTTAGGTTAAGTAGCCGAGAAACCGTTGATAAGCATATCCTTGAACAAAGTCGAGCCGATTAGGGACTGCACATAGGCAGCGTAATCGGCGGCGAAAGAGTCAGGGGCGTTATCAGGCTTCGTAGCGGTGAAATTGAACGGAATACTGCCAGCAACCGTCACCTTGCTCGTCACTGCATCAGTGACGAACAGGGGGACGGTGATGACACCGATCAATTTCTGAGCTGAACGATCAGCGTTTCGCCGATGCGACACGGTCATACTGGGTTGAGCAGCAGGAACCGGTGCGACCGACTGGGCTCGCCAGAGTGCCGGAGTATCTCCGGACGCTGGAACGAGACCTTTGAAGACAGTGTTAACTGCAGCTGCGTTTTTTGCTGTGATATCAGCGAGTTGGGGCATATTTGCTCCGATTGGTTGGTTATTTTGGCAAGCGCCATTTTGGGCCCTTTGTCATTGGCCGAATCTTCGGGGGATCCTTTGGGGGATCCTGAAGCTTCTGCTGTAACAAAGAGAGCGTTACAAGGGACTTGAAGAGGTCCGCACTGGGTAGCTGGAAAGGAGGGAAAGAAGGCGTAGGAAAACCTAGCTGTCGATCAACGGTTAGTTGTTCGACTCTTCTATCACACCAAACCAGTTGACCAGTTACAGGATGTAATACCCGTATTTTGCCGACACACGTCCGTTTTGCGAACGTTGTTACATAGGCGTTCTCTACATCGTATCCTACCAAGTCTGTTAAGGACTCGAGATAGGTGCCAACTGGTATAAACCAGTTAACGATAAACGAGTAAGGAACGGCATCCCATGCGACTGCGGCGGGGTTGATGAGACCGAGATCACTGAGTAAAGCCAAGTTCGGATTTGACATCCTACCTTGGGCGCCTACCATGGCGCCTAGTTCAATTTGAAGAATAGTCTTCTCATTGGACGTATTATATGTTCTGGAATATATAATACTGCTTTTGCCCCTTACAGGGCTACTCCTATGTGCGCCATCAAGCACATTAATCGCCGCGTAAATGTCACTAATAAGGGGCAACCAACCAAAAACTCCTTCCAAGAACAAGTCTCCCGACTTTTTCTTGTAATAGAGTTTCTTTCTTGGCTGCAACCAAATCAGTGCCTTTAACGCGCCGGTGATCATGGACAAGCTTTTACGCCAGTCCAATAGGGTGAGGCCAAGGGCCGCACCCCGTCCCTCCTTCAACCGTGAGACCGCTTGGCTGCGGGCTAACGTTACAACATTCGTGAGTTTGCTGTAATCTGACGCAGTAAGTTCGGTATGCATATAAGTAGCATCATTCACTTGCTGGCCATGAGTTGTGTAAGGATAGGGATTCTCGTTACGCGTGTTGTAATAGTAAGGCAAAGGAGCTTTGTAAGGAGCTCTTTGCACTTCCCATTGACGCGAGTAAGTAACGAGGCCATCAAGTCTCGACGTATACCTGGTCATGATATAGGCCGCCTACCATAAGATTCGAGGAATCTTGCCGTGAGGCAGTAGGTCGTATGGGTCTTCAATCCATACGAAGAGAGATAGGTTCCCTCAACATCAAACTGAAGAAGTGGCATGTTAATGTCCTTTCTAGGTTAGATGGAGAGGGG